AATTAAGAACTTATGGCTAAAAAATAGTAGTAGTGTTTTAGCTTATACTATTGATTGTTTAGAAGAAACTTTTGATGATGTGGATTGGATTGTTAAGCAAGATATTTATAAGGATTATAGAAAGTATTGTTTGGAAAGAAGTTTGATTCCAGTAAAGAATAATAGCTTTCATATAAATTTATATAAAATATTAGATATTGAAGAATTTAATCCAAGTATTGACGGAAAACAGCGAAAAGCTTGGGCTGGACTTCGATTTACGGAGAATACTAAGAATATATAAGGGGTATACTAGGTTTATTTTTATTATGATAGATAATAAAAAAAAATAAAATAATATATATATAATAAAAATAAACCCCTTATACCTACTATATGAAAATGTTTAATCATTGACCACAAATTAGATTTGATGTGGTAAGGATTGGGAAGGTGATTCCCAAAAAATACGAATGGAGAAAAATAAAATGAAGAATAATGAAAGGAAAAAAGTGAAAGTCAGTTATAGACTATGTTTTGGGAGTGTAGAGAATGGACGTTAAAGAACAAGAAGCTAGCAGAAGACACAAGTTGTTGGAACGGATTAGACATTCTAAAAGGTGTTTGGGGTGGAAGAAAGAGGTGCTTCAAAGAGATGGTTATGCTTGTGGTAGTTGTGGCAGTATTGAGTTGTTACAGGTTCATCATAAGGAGAGTTTATCAAAGATGGTTATTAGACATAAAATAAAAAGTATTGCAGACGCTTTGGATTGTGAAGAGCTGTTTGATGTGGAGAATGGTGAGACATTGTGTTTGGATTGTCATAGGAGAGAACATGAAAATTAAGTTTAAAGGAGGTATGTTAAGAGATGATAAAAGATAAAAAAGAATTAGTTAAACGAGATATTAGCGGATATTATATAACTGAAGGTTTTAATAGCATTTGTAAAAGAATTGATGCGTTAGATAAAAAAATTAGAGTTATGTTAAAGATGTGAAAATAATTGAAATTTAATTAAATAATACTTATTTTTTGGGAAGAATGTATATAACTTTTTTTTTAGGAATTGTGACCTCCTGTAAACTATTAAATATATGTTCTTTTGAAAAAAGAAATGAATTGGGTGTTTCTCATGCCCAAAGGATAATCGGTATCGGATATGTTTTTCCGAGTGGTGTAAGTTACCATTTTAACGCCGATTATCCATCATTTTTATTTATACTATATAAGTTATTTCTAGGGGTTTATAAACCTATTTAATTAATAATATATATATAAAGATGGCATATCCAAAAAATAAAGAAGAAATGATTGCAAGGGGAATGATTCCATTGAGTGGAAATGATGATGAATATTCTGTTGGTGTTAGAGAAAAGTTAAAAGGTTCAACTTCGTTGAAGAGAAGTAATTCTGCTAAAATTAGAGCAATTAAGACTGGTCAAACAAAACATAAAGTTAGTGAACATATTATGGACCTTATTAGAGACCCTGAATTAAATGCAATGAATATTATTAGATTGACTGAAGAGATTTGTCAAATTCCTTCATTAAAACCTGCAGAAAAAATACAATTATTACGAGCAATGAATGATACTCATAGAACTCTTTTTGGGAATAAGTTGGATGTTAAATCAGATGTTAAAATCACAACATCAGCAGATGCCGTTATAGAAAGATTACAGAAGTGGAAATCGGAAGAAATTAAAAATGAAGGGGATGGTAAATAAAATGACACCACAAGAAGCGTTTGATAAAATTCATAAATGTGTATTACTTCAAGACCAAGAAGTAAGTAAGTTGAGGACTATGGTTCTTGATTTAAAACAAAATGTTAGGGATTTGAAAAGTGAGTTTAATAAGAAAGAAGTTAAGCCTAAATATTTAAATATGGAAGGGGCTAAGTTAGATTAAATGGCAAATAAAACAAGAGATGTTGAATATATTGGAAAGGCACATAGGTACTCAGAACATTATACGGTTAGGGTTAAAACGATTGCTGCTAATGAAATGATAGAGAGTGGAAATTGGAAGTTAAGTCCAGATTGTAGTTTGAAGTTGGAGAATAAGAGGGTAGCAAGAGAAAATAAAGTACATAAAGTGAGGAATATTAATGGAAACTGATTGGATACAGGATAAGTTAGATTTATGGACTGCTGGAGATGCACTTCATCTTAATAATATGGAGAAAGGTAGTGTTGTTGAAATGATGTTCAAGGAATTGGTGAGTGTAAATAAAGAAATAGAAAGATTAAATGGGATAATTAATAATGAAAAATAATAATAAATTGAATAGTGAAGAATTACAGAATTTATATGATATAATTTGTGATAAAAAGAAACTTACAAGCTTGATTAAAGAAGCTATTAAACAAGCAAGTAGGAATACAGATATGCTGTCTGCTAAACAAGAAATAGAAATGCTATCTATTTTAAAAGATTGTAAAGCATTATTTAGCAATATTAATGATGAACTTTCTTTGGGGTATGCGAAGGAATTACAAAGCGATGTAGTTGAAGCATCTCGAAATTATGACATGAACCAGGATTGTATGAATAGTGAGTGGATTGCACAATTTGGTTTAGATGATAAGTATGAAGTTTTAATTCAAAAGAGGTTAAAGGAGGGAAAAGAAAAATGGTAAAAAAAGATATAATGGAAAAATTGAATTGGATAAGACCTGTTGATAGTATCACAGAAACAATGGGAAAAAATGGTAAAGTTAAAGATTTTATTATTTGTGGTGTTGCGATTACGGCAAGTACAAGTAGAAATGGAGTAGTTTATAATGAGTATGAATTAAAGGAATCTATTCCAACTTGGGTAGGTAAACCGTTAATGATTGACCATAGCAATTCTGTAAAAAATATTGTTGGGCGACTTACTGAAGCTAATTGGAACGAAGTTGGAAAGTGTGTTGAATTTAAAGCTAAAGTTATGGATAAAGATGTTCAAGATAAGCTTAGAGATGGGCGAATTGTGGATGTTAGTATTGGTGCTAAAGTTGATAATTTGGTTAAACAAAAAGATGGAACAGAAATGGCAAGCGGTATTGAACTTTTGGAATTAAGTTTAGTAGCTATACCTGGAATTGTGCAACAGGGAATTACAAGTATTAGTGAGGCAATTAATAATAAGATTAAAGCACCTGTTAAGGAATATATTATGGAAGTTAATGTAATGCTTAAAGATGATTCAATTAAATGTGTTGAGGTATTAATGTAATGGTAGAAAAAGAATTAGTAAAAATTACTTGTCAAAATCAAAACTGTGTATTCAGCTTTGAAACAAATAATCCAGATATGGCAATTAATAAGATGTGTCCAGTTTGTGGGAATAGAGAAATTAAAGTTAGTAAGGTAGGAGCATAAATTAATAATGGCAATAAACGAATTAAATACGCTATTAGGAATAAACTCAACCAATCCTGTAACACAATACCTAGCAACTGAACTTTCTAGTGTTTTGGGAACTACTGTTAAGGTTAGTAATGCATCAAAAAATGCTTATAGGAATGAAAATGGAAAAGTATATTTAATGGATGTTGATAAAGACGAAAAATCACAAGTAAGAAAAGGAGGTTTTGATTAAGATGACAAACGAAAAAAGAATTACTGAATTATTGAAAGAACTTAATACATTAGGTGTAAAAACAAACATTGTTGAAAAACAAAGTAAAAATGATGGAAATAAGACTATTGCAGAAGTATTTGGTAAAGATTCTGTTGTAGAAAAAGTAGGTTTTGGTAAAAAATTAAGCTTATATACTTCATATGAAGATGCAACAGATTTAAAAAGACTTTATAGAGGTTAGATGCTCTTAATTTTTGGCAAAATGCTTAAAAATAGGTTTAATATAATGTTGTCAGTTAGTTTCAACTAGATGGAAAACGCAATTATATTAATACAATCTTAAACAAAACAAAAAATGATAAAACTTAAATTAAATAAAATGGAGGATATGTAAATGGTAAATGTAGAAGACATGATATTCACTAGGAATGGTGAAGGGATTTTAATTCCACAAGATGTTGAATTATCACTTTTGGAAAATAAACCAAAGGTTAAGATAGTTCCATTAACAAGAGGAAAGTTACAAGAGATTTATGCTCAGGCAACTTCGTCTAATATTGATGAAAAACTTAAAGCAGATAATGAGATTATCAAGTGTGGATTAGTTGAACCAAAATTAAATGATGAACAACTAGTAGATTTAAAACCAACATGGGCAGGAGCAATAACAACTGCAATTTTAGCTGTTTCTTTGGGAATAAGCCAAGAAGAAGTTAGTGAGCAGACTAAAGACGTTATAGCACAACAGGAATTAGCTTTAAAAAAGTAATTGCGGAGGAAGATATGATGCTCTGGCTTCACAGTCAAGGTTATACTTTTTTCTCCATACCAAAACTTACATATTTGGAGATTGGAATGCTTATAAATTCAAAAAATAGGCAAGTAAAAAAACAAACAATGGAACAGAAAAAACAAGAACGTAAAAGTAAAGGGAGATACCGATAATGGTAAGTGTGAAAGTTCTTAATATGGGAAAGGTAAGTAGTATGCTTAAAGGAAAATCAAAAAAAGTAATTGCTCTTGCAGACAGTGCTATTAATGAAAGTGGATTATTTATGGAAAGTGAAGTAGTGGCATCTATTGCTGGACAAAGAGGAGAACCTGTAAGTGTTGATACTGGAAGATTTAAAAATTCTGTTACAACAGATAATTCCCAAAAATTACAATCAAAGATTTCTACTAATGTGTCTTATGGACCTGGATTAGAATATGGAACAAGTAAAATGAATGCTAGACATCATTTTGGGAATAGTGCTCAACGAAATAAAAAAAAGGGGACTGGATTTATTCAGGATAAGGTTAATAAAATTTAATGGTAGTTACTAAAGTTTCTAATTCTAGTATAAGGTCAAATACTTGTATATTTATAAAAGAACTAATTGATAATAATGTTGATGACCCAATAGTAAGTAAAAGAGGAAGTGATAGCAGGTTCACTATGACAAGTTATCCAAGAAGAGCTGTAGAATATCCAGTTATAACAGTTCAAATAAGAAATATGGACCAACTTCAAAGAATGGGAATGAGTAGTGAATCAACTGCCGTTGCACTACAAGTGGAAGTTCGTATTTGGGGAAGAAATACCAAGGAGAGAGACGAGTTAAGTGATAAAGTTTATGAAGTATTAAGAACTACTCAATATGGAACAGGTTCAACAGTTGCTGCTAATTTGCACGATTTTAGTTTAGTTTCTTCAGTTTTGGTAGATGAAGATGACGTTAAGTCGCTCATAATGGAAATAAATTATTTATATGTAACTAACTAATGGTAAATCCTTTATTAGCAGGTGCAGGAGCAGGTGCTGTTGTATCAGTTTTAATTACTGCCGTGGATAAGGCATCTGGTATATTTGCAGGTGTTAATAAAAATATGTTGGCTATGGGTGTTGGTATAACTGCAGCAGGAGCTGCAATGGCAGGAGTATTGGCTTCTACAATAAAACCAGCAAGTGATTTGAATGAAAGTATAAATGCAATATCAGTTGCTTATGGAAAGAATGCAGATGCAGTATTGGCAGTTGGAAAAAATTCAGCTAAGGCTTTTGGTATGTCAAAAACAGCATTTAATGAAGGAGCGGTAGCATTTAGTGCTTTTGCTGAAAAGGTTGCAGGACCAGGAGGAGATGTTGTTAAGGTTCTTAAAGATGTGACAACAAGAACAGCAGACTTTGCTTCAGTTATGAATTTAGATTTGGGAAGGGCTCAAACATTAATGCAGGCTGGTTTGGCAGGTGAAACAGAAGGTTTAAGGAGATTTGGTATTGATGTTAGTGCCGCAAGTATTAAGATATATGCTTTGGCTAATGGAATTGGAAATAGTAATGGAGAATTAACAGAAGGAGAAAAAATAATGGCAAGATATGGTAGTATTATGGAACAGACTGAAAAGATGGCTGGTGATTTTGCAAATACAAGTGACCAATGGGCTAATAGCACAAGAATTTTAGATGCTACAATGGAAGATTTAAAGGCGAGTTTAGGAGATAGTTTATTACCTATATTAACTAAGGTTGTGGGGAAAATTCAAGTTGCAGTAGACTGGTTTAATAATTTATCTCCAGCTGTGAAGAAAACAGTCGTAATTGTCACAGCTTTGACTGCAGGATTAGCATTAATTGTAGGACCAATATTAATATTACTAGCAATGTTACCAGCAATGGCAGCAGGTTTAGGAATGGTAGCAGCTGGAATGACAGCGGTTAGTGTAGGTGGAGCACCAGTATGGGCAATTATTTTAGCAATAATAGCTGCTATTACAGCATTAATAGCAATTGGCGTTCTATTATATAAGAATTGGGATAAAATTAAGGTTGGAGCTCAAAAGTTAGGAATACATTTACAAAATGTATTTATTGGTATTCATAATGTAGTTATGAAGGTTTGGACAGGTATAGTAACATTTATTGAAAGTTCAATTAATAAAATTATAGGAATGGTTAATTCTTTAATATCAAAATTAAATAGTATTCCAGGAATACACATTAGAACCATTGGAGACATTGATTTAGGCAAATTCAAAGGCGAAGAACTAGCTTATAAAACTTTTGGGGAAACATCAGCACCAGTTCAAGGAACAAGTAGTATAACAAATTATAATTTTACTGGTGACATTAATGGAATGACAGGCGAAGATATAGCATGGAGTTTACAAAGTGAATTAACTAAAAAGGTTGCTTTAAGTTAATGGTAGTTTATACAAAATTAATGATTAAAGGAGTTAATTATGGAGATAGTAAAAACATTTCAGTAGATAGAAGTATTGGACAATACAATGCGACTTCTTCTTTTAATATTGAATTTAACAATATTGCTGGTAAATATGATGATACATTTTCTTTAAACGATGAAGTAAACATTTATGCTGATTTAGATACTGTTCCTTCAACAAGTAAAATATTTTCAGGAGTTATAGAACATATTGATTATAGTGGTAGTAATACAACAGAAAGATTAGTTTTAACTGGTAGAGATTATGGAGCAGTATTACAGGATATGACAGTTCAGCCAATTGTATTTAAAGAAAGAGATGCTGGAGAAATAGTAAAAATTGTTGTATTAACAAATTCTATGGGTATTTTATCAACTGATAATGTTAATGTTTCAACAGGCGTTATAATTAATAAAATAGGCTTTAATCATAAAAATATTTTTGATGCATTAAAAGAATTAGCAGAGTTATCTGACCACTATTTTTATGTTGATGAAAATAAAGATGTTCATTTTGAACTTAAATCAGGAACTTCTTCAGGTAAGACTTTTGATAATACTAATGTAACAAATGCCAAATTTACTACAGATGATTCCCAAATATTTAATAAAGTTTGGGTATATGGTGACAGGATATTAACAGGTGCTTCTGAAACTGGTGGCATTGGAGATGGTGGAAGTGTTTTTAAATTAACAGATAACCCACATAATACTAGTGTTTATGTTGATAGCACATTACAAGAAACTGGTGGTATTTTGGGAATGACTGACCCACAAACGACATCAGGGTTAAAATATGTAGTAGATTTTAATGAAAAAGATATTGTATTTGTAAGTGGAACTGCAGCAGGTGATAATATTCCTGCTAGTGGAACTTCTAATATTATTTTTAATTATGATAGAAGCACACCATTATTAAAATTTGTTCAAAATGGGGAAAGTGTTGAAAATTATGGACCAAAAACAAAGATTATTTCAGACGAAAGTATTAAGGATTATTCAGCAGCAAGTGATAGGGCAGCAAGTTTTTTAGCAGAACATAAAGACCCAGTAATTCAAGGTAAAATAAAAGTTCATAATGTAATTAATGTTACACCTGGAAATACAGCAATTGTAAATATTCCATTTCATAATATTAATAATCAAACTTACGATATTTTAAATGCAAACTATACTTTTAATTCAACAAACAATTTATCTAATAATGTTATGCAATTAACAATGAATAAAAAGCTTTCAGATTTTACAGATACAATGAAAGACCAAATATTAAGAATGAGAAATGTGGAAGCAGGTCCATTACAAGGAAGATTAACACGATTAGAAGCATCAAGTGACAGCATTGATGTTCAACAACACTGGGAAGCGTGGGGACAAAATATTGGTAGTAATTTTGTATTTCATAGTGCAAAACACGGATTAATTCAAGATAGTAATTCAAGAATAGGTTATTCTGAAGCAGGTTCAGCTTTATTTGCAAGCGGGGGTGAATTTTAGGATGATAACAACAGACGGATTAGATTCTATGTCAAATATTATTGGTAATTCTGGAACTGTTCCTGGTTATATTGGAATTGGAAGTGGAACAACAGCTTCTACTATTGCAGACACTTCTTTAGAAAATGAATGGAGTAGGAATGGAGTTACTTCAACAGATATATCAATTAGCAAAAATGTTACTTGGATTGGAGATTTTTCATCAACAGCAATTAGTGGTTTAACATTTACAGAATTTGGTTTAATGAACCAAGCAGCAGGTGGAAACTTATTTAATAGGGAGGTTGTAGGTAGTATTGCGTTTGAAGGAGATAGAGAACTTCAAATTCAAATAACTTACAAATACTTATAAATGGCAACTTGGGATGAAGTATATGCCAAAATAAAGGCAAATGTAACTGATAAACTCCAAAAAGGAGAGCTTGTTGAAGGAAGCATTAACTTTGAGTATCTTTTGGGAAGCACTATTAAGGAGTGTTTAATTGAAGAAGGCATATTTATGAGAAAAGAAGTTGGAGCAGATAAAGTAAGAAACATTAGAGGTAAAAATGTTTTATATACATCTAAAATAAAATTGGAGGAAGAGGTATTTAAATAATGGTAGATTTAAGTATAACAGAAATTGGAAGTATTGTTTTAAATAGTATTGAGAATGTTCCTTTAGCAATTAGTGGTATATTACCAACATTAATAAATAATGAAATTTATAATGCAGAAAATTTTACTGGAAATAGTATTGGAACGAGTGTTGCTGAAAAATATCAACCTGCAATTATTAATTTAAGTTCAGCGAGTGTTACAAATTTAATGAATTTAACTGGTGCAGATGTTTCAAACATTAAGCTAGGTGATTTCAATGTTTCAAAAGGTGGTCAAAGCAGTGTTACAATTGTTTCCCAAAAATTGAGAGAAGACGGGTTAAGTAAATTGGATAATTTAGGTGCGAAGATAGCATACTATAAAACTTCTTAAAATGGAAAATAAAATTAATAATATTGTAAGGAGGATAAATTAAAAATGACAAAATTACATACAAATTACGGAAGTGGAGCTATATTTACAACTGGTTCTTTTACAGGACAAACTGATGGAGTAAGTGGTTTAAATTTTATTACAGATAGAATTAACAATCATACTCACGATGGAGTAAATACACCTACTTTAATGAGTTATGGAGCTGGTTCTCAGCAACCAAATACAGCATTTAATATTGAAGGTTTTACTAACCAAGTAATAAGTGGATGCTCTTTTGATGTAGCAACTAAAGGACAACCATTCTTAGTTAATGCAAGTGTAAGTATATCTTCAGATAATTTAATAGGAAGTGTGTTTATACATAGAAGTGGAGCTACAGCTGGAGAAGTAGATAGTTATTCAGCTTATGTGTCCAACGAAGTAGGCGGAGATGTTGTAGAAAGTTCAAGCGTTATTACATGGTTAGATACTCCAACAAGTGGAACAGCGGGTGTTAATTATCAAATAAGAACTACAAGAGTAGGAACAGGGACAGGCGAAATATATGCTAAAGGCGGAATGATAACAGCAGTTGAATTAACTTAATTTTTCCTTTAAAATACCCGTTTTAAGGGGTAAAATGGGGGGTAAAAGGAGAAAGCTGGATAATTATACATCTAGTAATTCCCAAAAAATACAAATACAATGGTTAAATGTGAAATATGTGGAGTGGAAGGAGCTAATGTTTATTATGGTGGAAAACAAGTTTGTTCAATATGTTATTATGTTTTGAAACATTTTTATTTTACGCCATTTAAAAGGGCTCTTGTAAAGCATGAAATTTGGACAAAGTTTTTAGATAAGCATACTGAATTTATCCTTGATGACAATTATGGAAATACAAAAGTAGATATAACTGCAATTAATAAATATCTTCATTCTTTTAATTAAAAACCTATATACTACAACATATATGTTCTAATATATATGTTGTAGTATATATGTTATAGTATATAAGTGTTTATATACTCTAATATATTTAATATATTATGAAAAAATATACACAAAAACCAAATATTAAGATAAGTATA